CAAAATGCACCGCTTTTCTGCAACTCCTGCCAGATGAATTCCGCCTCGTTCTCCGACTCCGAATCCATCCACCGGCCATAGACTTTCACCAGCATGGAGTAGTCTTTGTGGCCCATCTGCTTGGCAATGAACGCAATGTTACCATGTGCCGTCAGTGACCAGCAGGCATAAGTGTGACGAGTTTGATAGGCAACCCGGCGCCGGACCTTTGCCCTGGCCAGCAACTTCTCCCGCTTCGTCGCCCATGAGCCGACCTGCATGCGGTTGGTAGAAATATTCTTGTTCCTCGCCTGCAGAGGCGTCACCAGTGGCGTAATCGTTTCCTTGCGCGACTGATGCCGGCTGATTTCCACGGTTTCCTCGATGGGCTTAGCGTCCTTGGTCATTTCCAACAGTGCCCTGACCGCTTCCTGTGCTGGCGGTACCAGCCAAACCTTTCTCGCGTTCTCGGTCTTTGGCACCTTCAGCACCTTGGCTGCTGTCACCGATCGCCGAACGTGTATCAGGTTGCCTTCAACATCCCCTCTGGCCAGGGCGCACAGTTCGCCAGGCCGAAGCCCGGTGTAAACTGCAAGCGTGACCAGCGCCTTGTCCTGGGGGTGCAGGCAACCCTTCTCGATCACTTCCTTGTACTCGGCCAAAGTCAGCGGGTCCGGATCATCAGCCACGCCCTTGAACTTTGACGCACTCAGATCACGCGAGGTGTATTCATTGGCCTTGGCCCAGTTCAGCATTCCGTTCCAGACGCTGACATAGTGATTTGCTGTGGATGGTTTGCGCGTGGCAATCAATCCTGAGCGCAACCTGTCCACATCTTCAGGCATGAGCGTGTCCACCGGCACGGACCACCCGACAATTTCGCAGCACACGTCCAGAGCCACCTTGTACCGCCGTTCGGTCTCGGTCGTAATATCCATGGCCATGACCGGCAGATAACGCCGATACAGAGACTCAAGATCGATTGACCGGCTGGCCTTGGTATTCCGAGCCCTGGCCGATTCCGGAAAATGCACCGCGTAGTCGAACACTCCCTGGCGGATTTCCAGCTGAATCGACTTCCGCTTGTTGACTGCGTATTCGACATTGGCAAACGTCAGCGGGATTTTCAGCGTCTCCCGGCAGCGCTTGCCCTGGTACATGAAATCAATTCGGATGGCCTCGCCGCGCAACTCAATGCCCGGGGAATTGGCCACCAACTGCTCGATGGCCTCCCGTTTTTCCTCGGGGCTTAGGCCGCGATTCCNCAATTTCCTCCAGGTTGTACCAGATGGTTTTGTCCGGGCCATATTTCCACTGGCGACCCTCGACCCATTGTGCCCGGCGCAGGCGTACCTGTTCATGGCTCAGGCCGGTCAGTTCGCGGAGGCGCTTTTCAAGCACCCATTTCGGTTGTTGGCTCACTTCTCCCCTCCAGATTTCTCAATCCGAGCCAACGGCTCCCCACCCATCGGCAGTGGCTCGTCATAGATCACGCCCATCATTGTGTCCCAGTTCCGGCGTCCGCCTGGCTCCACTTCACCGGCCGCAATGGCCCGATCCCACGCCAGCCTGTGCCGGATTACCTGATGCAGATCCCAGGCCGCACAATCGGCTCGCTGGCCGTCTTTTCGGTACAGCGGCTTAACCACGTTTTCGATCGTGCGCTCGTTCCAGTAATCCAGCGATTCAGCCAGTGGTAACTCCCGCAGCGCCATGTCAATCTGACCCATACGAAGGCGCGCAAGGATCTCGCTGGCGTGACTGATTTCAGCGGCCTGTTTTTCGGTCAGGTGCAGGGTGTAATCACCGTGCTTCGGGCCGACTTTGCGATACTTCACCGCCTCGGCAGGGTCCATGCCTTCGCCGGGCGCTGGATCGTCGCACCAGACCATGCAGGGCGCTCCGTCTACGTCCTCGCCGGGTATGAGATAAATTGTCTCTGGCGTGTCAGCCATGCCCACCTCCCGCCCGCTCGGCTTCGCCGGCTTGTTGGCGTAGAGACTGGGCGTAGTCCCAAATCTCGTTCACTGATATTAATGCAGACCCATCCTCTGATCTGCCATCTGGGTCGGCGTCTACGATTTCCTCCACCACCTCGGCCTGCTTGCGGACGCGCTCGTTTTCTTCGCGCAACTCTTTGTTATCACGCTGCAAATACTCAATGATCAGATCGTCTTTCGATTTTGCCATTCCCATCACGCGCCCTCCTGTCCGGCTGGCTTCGTGCACACAACGCAATCATCCATCAGGTCGTTGCTGCTCCACTTGTGACCGCAAAGCTCGCACTGGTGATCAATCCTCCCGTCAGCCTGGGGCGTGGTGTGGGTGGTGAGTAGGGACTTCAGTCGCTTCAGGTCTGTCATGCAGTCAAGTGTTGCCGTGTCCTCTTGATCGCCGCAGCGCTCACAGACCACAAAACCGTTTTCCAGTTCTTCAACGACACGATCAATGATGATCTTTGCCTCCGGCACGGCGGGCTTGGGCTGGGCGTTAAGCAGCTCCGCCACATACCCGCGAACCTCGCACCAGGTAACGTCATCAGCTCCAAATCCCTGCCGGTTCCATTCTTTGAACTTCCGGTATAGCTTGCTGACGATAGGATCAACTGCTGGGTCGCTCCACTTAACTGCGTCAGCACCCTGGCCACCCTGAGCACCGAACTTTTCCCGCAAATCTTTAGCCAGCAGCGGATACTCCTGTTCGCACTGGCTGGCGTAGGTGCCAAGGGCAGCAGCGGCGTATTTGTCGTGATCAACATCAAGGACGAAGTACTTACACCCGTGGTGTTTCCCGCCGGGCAGGTCACTGCCGTCTACCCGCTGCACCAAGAACTTGCCATACAGCCCTTGCTCGTCACGAGGCTTGTTCGGGTCGAACGGTGGAAGGCAGGTTTCTTCGACCTGGCCACCCTGAGCGCGGGCACGCTTCCAAACTAGCCACGCAGTTGAAAATGTCCTTGGCGCCTCGTCGTCTTCCCAGCCTTGATAGCATTCTGTGCCTTCTTCATCGACATGCCGCATAGCCTTTACTCTGGCCATCGCCTCATCGTTTATGTCAAAGATTTCTGCCATTGCAGCCTCAAACTCATCTCGCATATCACTCATGCAAGCAGACTCAACCGGCCCCATAACCCCAGCATCAAGACGAGCACAACGCCCATGCTCGGACACAGCCATAACTCCGCCGTCCGTCCGCACCAGCACCCCGCAAACATCGCCGCCCAGCTGGCGGACTTTGGATTCTGCGATTGGTTTTAGTTCGATGTTCATGCCTTCATCCTCCGCACCGTCTCTGCCTTCCGGGCCTCAAGCCCTTTGGCGGTTATCATCCACTTGTCGCTATACTCAATCAGCCCGGCGCCCTCGGCTTCATCCAGCGCCCGGTTCAGCCGTGACGCTGTCCAGCATTCCCGGCTGGCGGGATCATCCATCGCGCCGTGATAGCGCTGCTTCAGATCGAACCAGTCTTGCGGCCTGTCGATTCCACGGTGGTTCTNGATCGCATCCTGCTTATCCAGCGGCCGACTGCTCACGATCCGGCTTGCCTTCAGCCGACGGCCATCGACCACCATCGGAATCATCGCTCTGGCTTCGCGGAAGCCCGCTTGCTCCGCCTGATCCCCGCTGGTTGCCCGGACATAAACCGAGCGGGTGGCCACGATCTTGCGGTTGCCCTGGGCCCGGTAGCCCACCAGCACCTTGTAAGGCCATGGCCGTGATGGATCGGTGCGTAGCGGGTGGTCTGGTGAAAGGGTGTGGATGCTCATGCCGCCCTCCGGAGTTGTTCTGCCTGCTGCTGGTAAACCTGCTTCTGACGGCGCACCAGCGTGGTTTTGGAAATGTTGTGCCGGGCCATCATGGCCTGATCGCTGTACCGGCTCTGAAATTCCTCACGAGCCAGCCAGTAGATCCGCCGACGCCTGAACGCTTCTTCCAGCTTCGCCTGGTCGGTTCGCGGGAATGTCGCGGGGCCGACTTCCATCAGGCTGTCCACCTTCCGGATGGTTCGGGCCGAAACGCCTACTTCCAAGGTGACAATCTCGGCGGCATTCTCAGCCATGCGCCGGCGCAGCTCTTTGCGCTTGATCAGATCGGCGTCAATAGCCGCCCGCTCATGCGCTTTGAGGTGATGTCTTTTCCGAATCTGTTCCATCGTCTCTCACCAATTCGCCGTTGATCAGCTTGTAGGGATACTTCGCCGGTTTCGGCTCCGGGTTATCGTCTCGCTCAAATGCCGCCCGGATTTCTGCCGGTGATTCCGTGACATCCAGCTCTGCCCAGGCGGCAGCGAACTCGTCTTTGTTGTGGGGGTTCATGCTGCCTCCTTTACCGCCTGAATGATGTGTTTGACCGGCTCCGGGCACACGGCATTACCCATCAGGTGAACGGCCAGCCTGTGGTTGTCTGGGAGCTGGTAGCTGGCGGGGAAGCTCATGGCGTCCCGGCACTCAAAGCGGGTGAGCATTCGCATTCTGTCGCCGTCTACTACTGCCCAGCGGTCTCTGGTGGTGATGGTGCCGATAGGCCGGGCGAGGCTGCGGCCAGTCTTTCCGGAACCACTGCCGTAGTAAGGCATGATGAAGCGATCACCGAACTTTCGGCGGCCAGCTTCTACCCGGGCAATCGTGGCCTTGCTTCGGCCTGGCTTCTGAATAGCGCTCCACTTACCGCTGTCGAAGTCGATAAACTCTTGGGCGGCGATATGCTGGCATCTGGGAATCTGCAGGTGCAGCGGATGCTCTGACTGAGCTAGAATCAGGAACAACCTCACTCGATGCTGGGGCGCCCCGTAATCCGCAGCGTCGATAATGTGCGGGGCAACGCTGTACCCCAGGGCGTTCATAGCCAATTCCCATGGGCGATAGAGTGTCCAGTTCACGAATTCGGGTACGTTCTCGACCAGAATCACATCAGGGCGGTGATACTCCGCAGCCGATACAACCGCCCATGCGGTAGACCTGCTGGCATCGTGCTGTGGATTTCCCTTCGCCTTTCCTCGGGCCTTGCTGTGGCCCTGGCAGCAGGGAGAGGCCAGCATAAGATCGTGCGCCGGAACCTGTGACCAGTCGGCCTGATGTAAGTCTTGGCACAGGTGCATGGTTTCCGGGTGGTTCTTGGCGTGCCATTCCACCGCGTCAGGCCAGTGGTTAGCCGCCCACACCACCTGAACGCCTGCCATGTGCGCACCAGTGCTGAATCCGCCGGCGCCTGCAAAGAGATCGATTGCCTTCACGCCGCATACCTCCCCATCAACCACTTAGCCTGCAAGCTCTCCGGCACCTTCAGCGGCACAACAATCTGCTCGGGCTTGAGCTTGCGCATTTCGCCACTGGATTTCGGCTTGCGCTCAACACCTTTCCGGGCGCCACCACCGCCGACACCTCGGCGACACGGAAATGCTTCCTCCATCCCCTCGCCCAGGCCCTGACGAGTCAGAGCATTGACCAGGGTTTCGCGGGCCATGCCCAACTGACGGGCGACGGTCTCCAGCGGCAGCTCTACGGCTGCCATGGCTTTCACCCGGTCAATCTGGCTGGGGGTTAGGATTACGCGGGGCTTTGCCATTACGCGGCCTCCTGCATTATTTCCATGGCCATGTCGTAGCCGTCCCAGTTGTCCACGCCAGCGGCAGCCAGGGCCAGATACATCTTGCTGTTGTGCACCAGTTGCGCGTATTCCTCGGCGCTGATAGTGACCTGCTCGGGCTTGGGCTCGGCAAAGTTGAGTGGCGGCATCTGGTAAGCCGGCTTCTTTTCGGTGGTGGCGGGGTCAGCCACAGTATCGGTTTGCACCTGGGCGGCAACTTCCTGATGCGCCTTCTGCTCAGCCTCGCGCCGTGCCGCTTCCTCGGCTTCGCGCTTGGCCTTCGCTTCCTGTTCTGCCCGGTAGTCNNNNCCGCGGCAAAGTCATCGGCGGGCTTCATGCAGATTTGGCCAAAGTCACGGAACAGGAATTTGTAATCGGCAGCGTGCTCGCTCAGCTGCTGGATGTTGCCCCGAACCAGCTCGGCGGTTTCGTTGGCTTCGATCTTGACGCGGGCCAACTCGTCGTCACACGCAGACTGCAGGCTGCTGATCGTCTTCTTACCCTTCATGGCGCCCGCAAAGTCGGCGTTGCTGCAGTTCAGGGCTATCGGCAGGCCGTCCGCTTCCTTCGACAGAGAGCCGTGCAAGCTGCTCATAAAGGCGTCCCACTTGGCGCGTGCATCGTTCAGGATTTGCAGCTTGCGGGTTTCCTTCTGCTCCTTCACCGCCTTATCCAGCTTCAGCCGCAGCTGCCTGGTTTCCTCGCTGATCCGGTCGATGGTCTTCACTGCTTCGTCCACGGTCTGCATCTGGCCCAGCACGTTTTCCTTAGCGCCGGCCAGGCGCTTTTCCACGTCTTTGCAGAACTTCACGGCCTTCTCGGCTGAAACGAAATCTTCATCGGTTTGCAGATCGGTGTTGATGCTGGCCAGAGTGGCTCGTGCGCTTGCCTCAAACTCTTTCAGGTTGGAGGCGGTGACCATGCCTTGCACCTGGACAGACAGGGCAGGTAGGGCCTCAGGGGCTTTGCCTTCGGCCTTTGGCGCTTCGGGTTCCGCCGGCTTATGGTTGGCCAGGTCTTGCTCAAACTGAGCCCAGCCAGCAATCAGGGCCTTGATGGCTTTCTCGTTGCGCTCGTACCACATCCAAGCGCAGTTTTCCTCGGTGCCGTCGCTGCACATAAACAGGATCTTCTCGGCGCCGGACACCAGCATCTGCTGATCCATCTGCACGGTGTAATGCGGTTCCAGGTTTCCAGCCTTTACCTGTTCGGCCAGCTTCTCGTTCCAGAGCTTGTGCTCGAAGCCGATATCTTCCAGCATCGTCAGGCCATCCATGGATGCCAGCAGGCGCCCCTCGTCGTCCTCGCAGGTTACCGGGTACAACTCCTCGGAAATGATGCGCTCGGCAATGGGGCGGGCATCTGCTTCTGCTGCATGCCCTTTATCGAAGATCCGCTGCTGGTATTCGTCCACCTCCGGCACCAGGCCGGTAGCCTTCTGATCAAGCAACTGCGTGCGGGTCTGGTATTTGCTGACGCCCATCATGGCCGGGGCTTCGCTGGCCGTGAATCTGGTTGCGCGGGTTGCGTGCCACTCAGGGCTGCCTTGAATCAGGTTCAGGATCTTCATGCTTCTTCTCCTTGTGCTGCCAGCGCAATGATCTGCAGGCGCTGCTCGTCAGTCAGAATGGCGTTGCTTTCTACGGTGTCGATCACCTGCTGCGGGGTTTTCTTGCCGCCTTCGATGATGGCTTGCCACTTCGGGAAATTGGCGTCGAACTTGTCCGCCGGGTAGTACTCCAGAGCGGGGCGCGCTGCCTCTTGCTCCGGGGCCCTCTGCACGGTGCCCATATCCACCACACGCTCCGCTTCGTCCTGGTCGTAGATGCCGACATAACCGAAGGCCAGGCGCGAACACTGGATCATCGCCTTGTGCCGGAAGAACCGCTTGGTATGGGGCTGCCAGGGGCCCTTCGTGCCCGGCTTGAATGGCTCGCGATACACTTCGTCCAGGTACTCGCGAATCACAACCGGGTGATCGCGGTCTTTTCGGTAGATGACACATTCCATCCACTCGGGAGCTGGGCGGGCGCCTTTCATTTCCATCATGTTTTCCGATGCGCGGAACTCCATGCCGTTGAACTGCGGGTTCTGGTTGATGATCCGGCTCCAGCCATCGACACCGACCACCGGCACGATGCCGTTCTGGCGATCCGGGAAGGCGTAGATTTCTTTGGTCCAGGGGTTCAGGCCGTATTGATTAGCCACCACCAGCAGGGCGGTCATCTGTGCGTCTGACACATCGCCCTTAAATGCCGTGGCTTTCAGGGTCTGAATCAACTCCTGCCCGTTCTGGTCAGACATACCCAACTTTTCAGCCAAGGTAGAGGTCAGTTTGCTCAAGCCGCTCATGCTGCGTTCTCCATTTCTGTGAATTCAGCCGCTTCCCGAATCGGGGCCAGGCCGATGATTTGTTCCACGGCTCGCGCCATGAGTTGTGTAAGAATCTTTGCCGCTTCAATCGGGTCAGTGCGGGTCATCATCACCGCCCGGTTGTGGGTGTCGGCGTCCAGTTCGATCATGGCGTTGATCACATCGTCACGGTCGTACACTTCGGTGACCGGGAACATGGCGCCGACACGATGGTAGGTCAGCTTAAACTCGTCACCGGCCAACAGGATCTCGCGCATATCCTGTTCAATGCGCTCCATGTCCAGTTCGATGTCTGAGGCGCGGTCTATTTCGCGCTGGTGTTGCATGAATGACTTTTTCATTGCCCACTCCTTAAAGCATGTCGCAGTCGCAGGATTCTTGGCCGCAGTAATAACACTGGCGGTCAGGCTAATCGTCGCGCTCAAGCTGAACCCAATTAACTTCTGGCTCATCTATCGGATCAAGGAAGTCGCAGTTCTTGGCCAGGATTTGCTTAACCCCTTGCTCAATAGCCTCATCCTCATTGTCGGCCTCAACGACCGCCGATACGTTAATGAGAAAGTTGGCGTTGACGGTGTATTCGCTCATTTCTCCATCCTCCGCATCTTTTCGGCCAGTTCAGCCAGGGCGTCAGCTGCCTTCTGGCAGGCTTCTGAGCCGCTGAAATACAGCTCAGCCGTTGCAGCCCTTCCGGCCTCCTGAAAGGTCGCATAGCCGACAATCTTTTCATCCATCGGGTTGAGTGTGTGGGCTCTGACGACCGTTGCTTCGTGCATTGAAACGTTCATGCCGCCCCCTTCAGCCCAGCCAGGGCCGCAACTTTCAGAGCTTCAAGCTCGTTCCGGATCACGCGGACGTGCACTTCGATCAGCGGGTTATCCATTTTGGCGGTTGCCGAGTAGACGGTTTTGCCGCCCTGAGTAACGGTCACTGTCAGAAGGCGAGCCTTCCAGTCAATATCGGCGCTTGCCTCGGCAGCAAAGTGATCATTGATGCAGTTGATGACCGCGAAGAACCGTTAGAGCTCGCGGGTCAGGCTGTTGTTACGGCGCTTATGCCAGTAATCGGCCAGGCGCTGGGAATTGCTTTTGGGGTTCAGGCCAGTCAGTTCGATGGCCGGGCGGTCTGAATCGTGGGTGGTGCAGGTTTTGTTGGTTAGGGAACTGAACATTTTGTGATCTCCAGATCGGTTTGCCGTTCTCAATGATTCACAATATAGGCATTCCGATATAAAGAGTCAACAAGGAATATCAAATTTCCGATATTTTTAGGCGGCCTGGCTTTCGCCCTTCTCAAGCTCCGATATGGTGGACTGACGGATTCCCACCTTCTCGGCAAGTTCTTTCTGCGTGAGCCCTGCCGCCTTCCTGGCTGACCGGACTCTTTGGCCGATATACATAACGGTCTCCTGATCTATCAAGCCTAGCCTGGAAATCCGGGCCACGACTTAATGAACAGAATATCGGCACACCTACACGCTTGCAAAAAGGAATTCCGATTATTATAGTATCGGAAATCCGATTCACTGGGCGCAGAAATGAACGAACACATCAAAGCTCTTATCGAGTTTTTCGGCAATCAAAACGAGACCGCCAGGGCGCTCGGTGCGTCTCAGGCAACTGTGTCGGGATGGCTCAACAACGCGCACGGCATGCACCCGGTTACCGCAATGAAAGCTGAGCGGCTTACCGCTGGAAAGGTTAAGGCGTCCGACTTGTGCCCGCGACTCAAGGACTTAGACGCAGCTTAAACAACAGAAACCGCCTGGCTCACGTAACGAGCCGGTATCTGGAAGCGTCTGATGCAGGCGTTTCGCAGATGCGGACAGGGCGGTTTGATTCCGTCCACCCATCAAGCGCCTATCGGATGGCGCAAACGACCAGAGAAGTCGCCCTGGGCCATTGGCGGAAAACTGGCCTGACGTTTCGGTCCGCGAGCTGGGCTCTAGCCGGTCTCCAAAACCGACGAGTGCGNGGGTTCTTCAGACGAGATAGGAGCACTTTAGCAATGAACGAACTCCACCGCAAGGCCAGAGTCCTGTGGCTCTCGCTCAGGATCAAATACAACCGGATAGCTATGGACGCAGAAATGGGGATCTCCGAGCAATGGAAGTATCACGCACGGACTCACACGGCTCTGTGTCGCAAGCGTGCCGATCTGTTGTCACCAGCTGAGCGACGCGAAGTTGAGCGCCGGGAGGGGTTGGTGTGAGCGGTTACATCAAGATTCATCGCGCATTGAGAGAAAACCCAATATGGGGAAAGGAGCCGTTTTCTGCCGGGCAGGCATGGATTGACCTGCTTATGGCCGCGAACTTTAAGGACACCTTCACATACATCCGAAAGGTGAAAATTGAGTTGAAGCGTGGGCAGCTTGCGTGGTCTCAAGTGACTATGGCTAAGCGCTGGAAGTGGTCACGGAACCGAGTAGCAAGGTTTCTAAAAGACCTCGAAAGTGAAGGCATGATAGAGCAGCAAACCGGGCAGCTAACAACCGTCACAACTATCTGTAATTACTCAAAATATCAGGCAATCGATACAGCGGACGGAGCAGCGGACGGAGCAGCGGACGGAGCANACTGGGGGCTCCGCCCTCGATCTGTCAAATCTCCCCAACGGGGTTTCGGAAGAACTCGCCCTGGAGTTCATCGAGCACCGCAGGAAAATCAAAAAGCCCCTGACCCAGCACGGCCTGAATCTCTGCATGCAGGCAGCCGAAAAGGCGTCTGAGCATGGGCTGACTCCGGAAAAGGTCATCAACGAAACCATCGTCGCAGGCTGGATGAAGCCCAACCCCGAGTGGGTGGCAAAGCGCCTGGGTAGCCAGGCTCCGGCCAGCAACGTGACTCCGATCAAGCGCAAAGACGGCGCTGTACGCGATGAGCACGGCCAGATCAAAGGCTGGCGGATGTTCGGCGGTACCGAGTTTGTCGAGAATCCGGAATACCGGAGGCCCGCATGACTCCCAAGGAAATTGCGCGGCTGCTGGCAAATCGTGCTGAGGACGTGTGCCGGGAGCTGCTGCCCAACGGCAAGCGAGATAACGGCGCCTGGAAGTGCGGATCCGTGGACGGAGAGACCGGCAAGAGCCTGTCAGTGGTTCTGCAAGGCGAGAAGGTTGGGCGCTGGACTGATTTTGCGGACAGCGATCACTACGGCGACCTGATTGACCTGTGGGCGGCAGCTCGCGGCCTGTCGCTGCATGACGCGATGAACGAGGCGAAGGCGTATCTCGGCGTGAAGGATCCGGTGATCCATGGCCAGAAGAAAAAATCCTACACCGCCCCTCAGCGCCCGAAGTGCAAGAGCCCGGAAAGCGCTGAACTGGCATGGCTGATCCAAGAGCGAAAGCTGAAGCCTGAAGCCATCAAGGCGTATCAGGTTGGCGCGGAGGGCGGCAAGGTTTACTTCCCGTTCATGCGGGACGGCAAGTTGGTCATGTGCAAGTGGCGTTCAATCACGACCAAGGACACGATGCCGACCAGCAAAAATCAGGAGCCCTGCCTGTTTGGCTGGCAAGCCATTCCGAAAACCGCCCGCGAAGTGACCATCTGCGAAGGCGAGATTGACGCGATCAGCCTTTGGCAATACGGATACCCGGCGCTGTCGGTGCCTTTCGGCGGTGGCAAGGGCGCGAAGCAGGACTGGATCGAAAACGATTATGAGTACCTGGAGCGCTTCGACGCTATCAATATCTGCATGGATGCAGACCCGGTAGGCCGGGAAGGCGCGAAGGAGATTATCGAGCGTCTTGGCCGTGAGCGTTGCCGCCTGATCAACCTGCCGGACAAGGACGCGAACGACTGCCTGAAAAACGTGGTTCCGCCTGAAATGATCACCAGGGCCTTCCGGATGGGCGTGTACATGGATCCGGAAGAGCTCAAGCCAGCGTCGGACTACTACGACGAGATCCTGCTTGATCTGCACCCAGACCGCAGACCCCAGGGTAACGATTCGTTTTTCCTGCCGTGGAACAACACGCATGAAAAGGTTGAGTTCCGCATGGGCGATCTGACGATCCTGAACGGCGTCAATGGTCACGGCAAGTCTCAGATCGTCGGACACATACAGTTGGCCGCCATGCGCCAGGGGCGTCGCGTTTGCGTGGCGTCCATGGAGCTTCGCCCGCCAAAACTGCTGAGCAAGATGGTTCGACAGGCAGCTGGCCTAACGTCTGGATTGCCCGCTGACGGGTACGTGGAAGCGATCACCAACTGGTTCAACGACAAGCTTTGGGTGTTTGAGTGTATCGGTACCGCAAAGACAAACCGAATCCTTGAAGTGTTCAAGTACGCCCGCAAGCGTCATGGCATCAACGTCTTTGTGATCGACTCCCTGATGAAGTGCGGAATTGACGAGGACGACTACAACAGCCAGAAGCGCTTTGTTGATCAGCTCTGCGACTTCAAGAACGAACACAACGTTCACATCATTCTGCTGGCTCACTCCCGTAAGGGCGAATCCGAAGATAAGCCAAGCGGGAAGATGGACGTGAAGGGTACCGGCGCAATCACTGACCTCACTGACAACCTGTTCACTATCTGGCAAAAAAAGAAAAAAGAGCGGGAACTGGACAAGCTTCTGAAAGAGGATCCGGAAGCGGATATCGAGACGGCCAACGGTCCTGGCGCCATGCTGTTCTGCTACAAGCAGCGAAACGGCGATTGGGAGGGCTCCATTCCTCTCTGGTTCTGCACCAACTCCTATCAGTACATGCCTGGCCCCGATATGCGGCCATTCCAGTTCGTGGATTATTCCGGAGCCGTGGAGGAAGCCGCATGAACTCTACAGATATGCAACTGAAGAACAAAATCATCCAGCAGCTTTGCAAGGAGCCTTCAACCGTCTCGCAACTCATGTTTGCAACCGGGTGCAAGGCTGAGCCTGTTCGCCGCGCTCTGAGCTCGCTGATTGAAAGCAGCTGCGTTCATGAGATTGGCGAAACCCGGAAGTACGAGCTAACCGGACTGGAGGGCTCGGCATGAACGAAGAAATCCTTTGCGTCCTGCATGAACAAGGCCCGCGCTCAATCGATCAACTGCACGCGATCATCCTCTGTGATCTTGATCTGCTGTGCGAATGCCTGGCGTTCCTGATCCTGACGCATCAAGTGTACTTGGAAGTGGATTCAACAGTCTGGTTTGCGCAGGAGGTTGCGTAATGCAAGACGAAATCCTGAATCAGCGAATCATTCGGTTTCTCGGGGAATGTCCTCGCAGCAAGTCCGAGCTGTTTCTGCTGATCGGCAAAACCGACGAAGTGCGCCACGCCCTAACCGATTTGATGGACGAGGGCCGGGTAACACTGGCGATTGATGGTTACCGGTACGAGCTGGCACGCGGCGGTTATTGCCCGGACCCTGAGCCACAGGGGGCAGCATGAGCGATACGCTGATTATCAACTCCGAAATCGCCCTCGCTCAAGCCCAGCGGAAACTGGCTGAAATGTGGCGCGAGAACAAATACGTCGAGGTGGAGTTCAGGCGCAAGGCGAAACAGCGGACGTTGACTCAAAACCGGGCGCTGCACCTGTTCTGCCAGTGGCTGGCCGACACGCTCAACGATGCCGGGTACGACATGCGCAAGACGCTGCGGCAGGACGTGGATATTCCTTGGACGTGCGAAAGCGTGAAGGAGCATTTGTGGCGCCCTATCCAGATTGCCATGACCGACAAACGCAGCACGACCGAGATCACTACGGTTGAGCCGACAGAGATTCACGCGGTGCTTTCGCGGCACCTGGGGCAGAAGTTGGGCATTCAGTGTCCGGCATGGCCGAAGCGGGAGGATAAGGCGGCATGACCAAAGACGAATTCAAACGCCACCTGAAGGCAAGCGTGCATCTTGGCACCGGCCAGACCCGGAAGCAGGACAAGCGGGCGGACAGTGCGGAGATTGAGCTGTTAACCAGGGACTTTCTGGCCAACGGCGGGCAGATTCAGCAGATCGAGAACCGCGAAACCGAATTCCAGCCAACGTGGCGCGCCTATGCTGCAGCGGCTATGGAGGATGCAAAGTGAGCAGGCCATCACCAAGAAAGCGACTTGATCTATACGAAGCTGGCGACCAGTGCGAGAGAAAGAAGCGCTGCGATGGGCGGCTTGCTCTTGCTCGGGAGTTTGGCCCGACGGCTTGGCCGACCAAATGGCGAGTTTTCCGGTGTGAAAAGTGCGGAAAGAAACATTTGACTAGAACGCGACGCATCCGGGCGTCTATGGAGGGAGTGCGGTGAGCGTGACAATTGGATACAGGGGCTACAAAGCGAAGCTTGAATGGTGTGACGACCACTGGTGCGGAAAGATCGAAGGAATTAGGGATCTGGTCACGGTTTGCGCTGATTCCGCTGGCTCGGTCAGAGAAGAAGCGATAGCGGCAATTGACGATTATATCGACACCTGCGCCGCGCTTGGCGTTGAGCCGAATAAGCCGGGGGTGAGGCAGTGAAAAAGTGCCGGATCTGCAAGGCCAAGTTTGAGCCGTTCAACAGCTTGCAGCAGGTTTGTAGCACCGCCTGTGCGTTGCAGAAAGCGCAGAAAGACTTGCAGAAAGATGCAGAAAGGAAGGTGAAAGAGCAGCGCAGATGGATCAGGGAGCAAAAGGCCAAGGTGAAATCCAGGGGTGAACACCTGAAGGAAGCGCAGCAGGCGTTCAACGCTTACATCCGCGAGCGTGACCGGCATAGGCCCTGCATATCGTGCGGGACGTACACAGCAGGCCAGTATCACGCCGGACACTACCGCACCACCAAGGCGGCGCCGGAGCTGCGTTTCGAGGAGCTGAATTGTCACAAGCAGTGCGCGCAGTGCAACAACTTCGACAGCGGCAATATCGTGGAGTATCGCATCAGCCTGATTCAGCGGATCGGGCAGGAAGCAGTTGACTGGCTGGAAGGTCCGCATGAGGCGAAGCACTACACCACGGATGAGCTGAAAGAGATCAAGCGGAAGTATCGGGCGATGAAACGGGAGCTGGAGAAGCAGGCAGCATGAACCAACTAACCGCCATCGTCGCCGGCCAGCCCTGCACCATGCTCACAAGTGAAAGCCTGGAAGAAGCCGCACGCAGCTGCCGGGATCGGTTCGGTGAACGGTTTGAAGGATTTGAGCCTGTGCCCATCGAGGCCCAGGCGCGCATGAAGTGGAGCGAATACCGGGAGAAGCGCATTACCCGGGAGGAATTGGAAGCCTGGCTGAAAGAACAAACGGCGGAAGACGAGAAGCAGATTCGGGCGATGTACAACAGCATGAGGGGCGGGTGATGGCAGAGCAGAACCGGAAGACGGAAGAAGAGAGGGATTTGCGCGAGCGAGCCGGGCAAGTTGCAGAGGATTACATCGATTTCCTGCTTGTCGCCGGGGCTCAAGATGATATCGCAAACTAAGGAAGGCATATCCTCGGAATCTATCAGGAGCACGGCGAGATCCCAAAAAGCTCAGGGTTTGCCGGATTTTGCACGCTGGCCAGCCGGGTTGATCGTATGCGGCGCCGGGAGTTGACGAGCAGGATGATAGAGGCTGACCGCATCATGGCCCAGGTTTCGCGCGAATACGTTGAGGCCGTCTGCGTGGACAAGGGAATGAGGGGTAAGACCCATTCCGTGGCCATTGATCCACTGAACGAAAAGACCGTGGAGATTAAGTGCACCACCGCTTGGTGTGCAGAGCGCATAGGTATATCAGAGGCCGCTTACCGAAAGCGTGTGAGCAAGGGCTATCAGATGATTGAAGCTGTCCTACAGTCGGTCAAACTGGCTGCTTGACGATCCGATCACAACGATGTAACTTTGGAAATAGAGTGGAGAACTAATGGCTATTGAATATCTCCCGACTTTTGAAACCCGCGTCACCTATCACGTTTACGCGGTTTTCTGTCAAGACGAGTCCGGCCCCGGTTATATCAAGATCGGAATGTCTGGGAACGTCACTCAAAGGCTGACATCGCTCAGAACGGCCTGCCCAATCCCCGCAAAATACATAGGCACTGCGCGAACCGGATTTGATCGCGAAAAGTGCCTAAAGGTAGAGCGTGACCTGCATCGTCAGTTTGCT